CTTCTAACAGGATTTGAGCGGTTTCTTGATCAAGAAAATATTTTTTATTTTCTTTAAACTGGTAAGGCAGAAAATCACTAGGATTAAGACTTTGTGACTTAGAACTTTCTTTAGATTGTGCTATTAGGTAGGCGTGAACCATGGCAGCAATCTGACTAACCGTACCTGATAGTGAATTAATTTCTTCACATTTGACTTTTTGAATCCCTGAATATTTTTTCAGGATTAACCAGTCTGGCCAATCTTCCCACTCCTCGATAGATAATCCCCATGCACACCATTTGTAATAGATTTCTTCCCAATTAATGGGGTTAGCGATTGCCTCTAACCGTGCATTAATTGCGTCATCTATTCGTTTTTTTCGTCGTCCTCCGTTGGTTCTGATTCTGGTTTTTCTTCCAGTTTCTCAGTTTCTGGGTTTTGCCACTGGGTTATGTCTTGCCAGAGATAGTCTTGATAGAGTTTTATTACCATAAATTGAGACATATCATTAATGTCTTGTATGGTGAAATCAACAGAAGATTTATCTTTAAGTTTAACTACCCGTCGAGGACTACCTAGAAAGTTAGCTAACAAGGCTCTATTGTAAGTTTCATAGGTTGTTTCCCGATCCTTAAATAAAGCGTTTAATTCATCGAGATAAGGCTCTACAAGTTCTATAGATTCTTTTGTTAGTTCTCTTGTTTTTTTACGGTTGCTTAAAATTGATTGCTGCACGATAGCGGCGGTTTCTACTTTTTGTTCTACGCTGTCAGATTTTACCCCGTCAAGGGCATCAACCATGACCTGTTCAATTCGTTCTCGGATCGAACCGTCGTTAACTACTACTCCTTCAATTTCAGCAGTGGATAGTCCCGTTTTTTGCCCGATAGCTTTAATTTTCTCAAGATAAGCTTTGTCAGCTTTTTCCCGTGCCTCTAAGTATTCCTTGACTGTTTCATTTTCCTTTGGATTAATCCCGTATCGTTTTAAAAACTTAATCCCAATTTCCCCATTTTCTTCAGTGGCAATTGTATCTATCTTTTCTAATAAAGCATCATTGTCTTCAATGTAACAAATCCATTCTTTTTTTAAAGGGAAAAAGAATGTTTCATTAAACTTCAATTTACCCAATACGCTTAACTTCGCCATTTATTTTTACCTTTTGATTTCTTTTTGCACTTTGTTCAGTATTGAGCCACAGAGGATCAATGATCACAGATACCTGTATTCTTTCTTGGTTTTTTGTTCCGTCTGGTGGTTCAATTAATATCTTTTCTTGTTGACTTATTTCTCGATCAAACGTACCGAAAGAAAACCAGAGGTAATTATTGATTATTCTAGAATTGACTAACATTACCTCTTGGTCTTCATCGACAAGGAGTTTAACTATTTTAATTGAGGTCATCAGCTACATTAGGAGAGAATGGCGACGTTGCCATCGGTTTAATGTCAAACACATTGCCACTAATAGTTAGAGTTACGTTTCCTTGTAGGAAATTACCTTTTTCACCACTAACATTTTGGCTAACATTTGTCTGAAACCCTAAACCTCCGCGCTGTCCCATATAGACAATTTCGAGGTAAATTCGCTCACCTTTTTGCTCTGCGGCCTTTACGATTTCATATCCAGGATCACCAAATACAAGCGGACCCGATACCGACCCAGTACTCATGATCTCAGAGATAAATTTCTCCACCGCCATTTCACCAAAGACGGAATCAGTAACCTCAGTAGAGGAGGTGTCAACGTTAAAGGTCTTGGCGCTCAAAAAAGGAACCCAAGATTTAATTGTGCATTTTTGAGCGGGAGTAGCAAGGGTAGCAGCAATTTTGGAAGGTTCGATCTGGATTGCTGTCTGGGTTGCTGTCGTCGTTTTTGTTCGGACGACCACATAATCACCGGCAGTCCCCACATAAATTAAAGTGCCAGCATATAAAATTCGGCCAAAACCCCCAGTCGCCACGGTAAGAGTGGTATCACCTAAGACGATTGCACCACCTAAATCGGCTACTCGTGTGGAAGGTTCTTGTCCAAATCCGTAAGCACCAGAAATAAAAAATTGCGTATCACGGCTAGGGGTGAGGTTGTCACTCCGATTTAACTCTAGAATTTGATTCGACATTCTAATCACTGACTAAACTTTTCTAGTTATATTGTACTATAAAAGATTAGTAAATGTGTACTCTAGAAGTCTAAAAGCCTAGCAGTAGTGATTTTAAAGGTCGCTTTTGGTCTGATAATCCCCTCAGAGGTTTTGGTGTAGGGGGTTAGGCGCGGCTGATCTAGAAAATTCCAGTAGCGAGATGATTTAAGTCTCTCGATCACCGGTGTTAAGGATTTCTCTAGATTGTACTGTTTTAGGGTAATGTAATAGTTATTTATACCTACGGTATATCCTAGTAAATTTTCGTGATAAGGATTAGGCTCTCTTTGAATAATTGCTTCGATGCCGCTATTAGGTTTTACTTTATAGTTAGGGGGTAATTCAGGAGGCTCTACCCAAATAGCATCAATTTCTTTTAAATTTTGCCCTGTAGGGCTTGTTATTTCGTATTTACCTAAGTCAGCGCCGATAAGTATCTTTAAATTGTTTCTAATGCTTAATAAAATATCTCTTAATTCTGATTCACTCATTTAATTTTTCCTTTAAGATTTCACTATAAGCCTCAATTGGATTATAGTCTTCTATAGCCGTGTCGATAAATGGGCGGGCGGGAACATCTGTCACCGTCCCATCGTTACGCTCTATTTGATACCCTTCATGGACAAGAGCGGCATGATCAGCCGTGTACCCGATTACTTTATAGGTATCTGATACATCTTCAATAAATTGGCTATTTTTTAGCTCACCTGTATCTACAATGTCCCGGGGTGAGCCAACTACACCGCCATTTTTTCGTACAGTCTCCCGTGGCCAGTTCCATTTAGTATCTTTTATCTGAAAGTTAATCTCTTGGGCAAATTCGCCCACCATTTCATTAAAAGACTCAATGGCTAATTGTCTTCCTAGATTCCAGTTAATCATTAAAAAATAGCTGTAAGGATAACTTACAGCTATTATAGCAACTTTAGACTAACCGATTACGGATAGTCAACTCTTATGTCTCGTGGTGAGATATTAATTTATCATTAAAGACTCAAACAATTCTTTAAATTTAACGTTTCTCCATCCTTTTTGAATTTTAAAAAAAACTTGTAACTCACCGTTAATACATTCTGTGGTTTGTTTACCAATAGTTTCTATGCCTTGAGTTAAAGAATCCGAAAAAGTGTTACATTCTTGCGTGTAAGTTTTTTGAATAAACCACTGCCCGCAATTGCAGTTTTTCTCGTCTATTATGTATCTTACCTGAAAAGATACATATTCTACGCCATGATAATTAATATCTGCCGAGAAACTTGAGCAACTTTTCCAAAACTTACATTCTCTTTCACTTGGACTAAGAACGTTCAAAACTTGTTCTTGAAACTCTTGAAATGATAGCATAATTACTCCCGTTGATTCGTTGCTGACAACTGATAACTGATAACTGACTAATTGTCGCAGACAACTCGAAAACCGAGGCTGAAGTTGAAGCGGAAGCCGGGGAAGAGCCAGAAACGAACCGCACTGCGACAGTACCTCGGATTGATGAACCAAGAACCGCCGCGCAGACAACTATCTTCGCACCACTCCCAAACATTACCACTCATGTCATACAGTCCCCAACCATTGGGCTTTTTCTGTCCTACGGGATGAGTTGTGTCATTAGAATTTTCGCTATACCAAGCATAATCTCTTAACTGATTAGCATCATCACCAAAATAATATGTAGTAGTTGTACCTGCTCGACAAGCATATTCCCATTCCGCTTCTGTGGGTAGGCGATAGGTTTTACCGGTTATTCGACTCAATTTCTGACAAAAAGCTCTAGCATCGTCCCAACTAACCTGTTCTACCGGATTTTGGGGATTATTTTTAAAGTGAGAGGGATTGGTTCCCATTACTGCTTGATATTGTTCCTGAGTCACCGGATATTTGCCAATCGCAAAACTGTTGACTTTAACTTGGTGTGAAGGCTTTTGATGATTTTGAACATCGGGATCACTATCAGGAGAGCCTATGAGAAACTCACCTGCTGGTAAGTTCACCATTTCTAATGCGACTTGATTGGGTAGTTTTTCGGTCATCGTGAACTCCTTTGGTTTTTTGGTATATACCTATAATGACAGGTATATGTTTGTATGTCAAGTGTTTTTTTGTTTTTTTTTCAGCCGATAACGACGACATCTTTCGGCGTTAGTCATTGAATCAGGGTGGGAGGGTTTTCCTGCCGGATTACCAGTAAAATGATGATTGCAATCCTTACATCGGTATCTCTGTTTTCCTGACACAGAGAACCCTTTTTTAGAGATTCTCTGTGATTGGCATTTAGGACATTGCATTAATTAAGGCTTCCATTTTTTCAATTTCAGACAAAATCAAGTCTCTTTCTTTTTTGTATTTACCAGGATTTCGGTGTTTTCTAATTTGTAATTCAACTACAGAAAGTCTTTGTTTTTTGTATTCAATTTGTATTTCTATTGTACGTTTTTTTCTGTTAAGCATCTGCTTATCTCCTTTGTGTTTGTTTCTCTATATCCCCATTGTAGGGGATATGTTTGTATGTTGTCAAGGGGTTTGGAAAATATTTTTCAAATAACCCCGTAGTCTGACAATGCAAATACTGACTCCATGTCTCCTTTTTTTGCTTTTGCTTTTGCTTCTGCTATTGCTTGACGATCTTCCTCGTTCTGTTTTCTTGTTTTGTCATCCATTTTGCGATAGGCTTTTTCGGCTTCTTTGAAACTTTTAAAGACCGAAATGCTACCCCATACTTCGGTCTGATAGCGATCTTGAAAGAGTCCAGACTGCAAATCTTTTTTAATTTTAAAGATAATTCTCTCGAAAATGGTGTCGGTAACAGCACCCTCAAAACCGACTACATAAAAGGATTTTCCGTTAACAGATAAATGTGCTATACAAGCGGCGCGTCCAGTATTGACACAACCTAACGATTCCGAACCAACCACATAACTTAGGTGGCGAGATAACTTGTGTTGTAAAGACTGTTCTTTACTGGTCGTCGCTTGTTTTTTGACAGTCTTAACTTGATTGACATTGACTGTGACTTTATATGTCTGTAGTTTTTCCATATATTTTTCTGACCAAGCCTTAGCCGCTTCATAGCTACGGCGGTAAGATACTTTATCATCAGGAAAATAACAGAACCACTTATCTTGATCAATTCCCACACCTTTTTTGATTTCTACATTTCCTGCTACATAGTGACCGGGTGCTTGTCGTTTAAACTTTAACATTTTGAACTCCTTTGGTGTTTTGGTATATACCTATAATGACAGGTATATGTTTATATGTCAAGGGGTTTAAGAAATATTTCTTAAACCCTAATGAGACTAGCTAAGATACATAACAGACATAGCTTTAAGTGCTATGGTTTTTTGGCAAGGCGTACCTTGCAACCCAAATTTTTTGTAAAGACTGCTTTTAATCCCAGATAACCGAGATTTTGTTACACATTGATCCTCGGCAATAGCCTCTTCCAAATGATAGGGGAGCTTCCAAAGGATTTTTCGTTCTTGATCGGTCAGTCCGCCCTGATAATGGGGAATATCATAGACTTTTTCAAATTCTTCTTTTGAAGGAATCTCTACATTTAGTGACTCTGCTTCTGTCAATACTTTTGAGGTTTTGTCTTGAACTCTTTCTTTTTGCGCTTCTTTTTGCGCTTTAAGGTGTTCTAGATCAGATAGCTTGGCTTGAAAAATCTCAATTTGAGATTTTAAGTAGTCTATTTCAGACTGTAAGTCAGCAAGTTGAAAATCAATTTTGTCGATGGTAGCCATGTTGAACTCCTTTGTGTTTGTTGGTATATACCTATAATAACAGGGATATGTTTTTGTGTCAAGTAGTTTGTCAAACTTTTTTATTATCTTTTTGTAGTTTGTAGATTTACCTATAGTTACACTGATCGCAGGACTGCCAAAAATCTCGGAAAATCAAGCTAATAAAGCAATCACACACTTTTTGACGGATGACAACTGATAACTAATAACTGATTACAGCGTCGGATATTTGCCTAGCACTGTTTGTGCTTCCTGATT